AGGCTCTAGTTATACAAATTGGTACAATAAAAAAACAGGTAATTCAGGTATTATTCATGTTACAAAATCTTATTTAGAAGGACCATTTAAGTGTAAAGATTATGACGCTACAATTGATATTACTAATAGTTGGCCGTTAGTTGGTATCGGTGGTGTTAATAGAGAAGTGGTATTTGGTACTGCTTGTCAAAAACCAGATGGTCAATGGATAGAGAAAACGAGGAAGTAATGGGAAGATACGAAGAGAGAATAAAACAACTAGAACTAGAAGTCAAAGAAAAGCAAGAGGAGGTTGAATTGTGTAGTAATCAAACCACCATTGACATTTTAGAAGAAGACATATATAATACAAAACAAAGTATAGAAGAATTGAAAAAATATGATTGACCCTTTTAATAATATTAGGCGATATATGGTATGGACTTTCATACTCATTATATTTTTAATAGTTACTGGCATTGCAGTTGCCGGTGAAAAAGTTTTACATAGTAAAATTAAATCAATATCACCAGATAAAGTTGACGGCCAATATTGTTATGTTAAAGTTGAGATTATACAAGAAGGCGACACAATTACAAAAAGAGAAATTTTAGAGTGTGCTGACGGTAGAAAAGCACCAGATACTCCAGGTTATTGGGAGTTATTTGCTCAGTTTTACTACCATGATGTCAATACACCTGAATACTGCCGATATTATAGTCGGAAAGGGCATGCTTTTAAAACACCAGGAAAAGTATGTTTAGATGTAAATGGTGAATGGGAGGTGAGATAATGATTAGAAATTTAATCATAATCGCTCTTGTATTGGTAATAGTTTACGAAGTATCAAGTGAGGACGCTCTGGCGTATGTACAATCCACGCTTGACTTTTTACAAGAGTTAATATATAATGTACGAGAAAGTGGTAAAATATGATGAATAAAGTGATGAAACTAGGTGCTCTAGTTGCTATTGTAGGTTTAAGTGCCTGTTCTAGTATGAATAGTACCTATAAGATTAAATCAGAGAAAGGTAATGTTGTTGACAAAGTGCCGGCATGGTACATGGCTGATATCAATGAGTCAAAAGCTTGCGACCTAAAATGGTTGAAGAAATCAGACAATGATAAACAATGTATCTTTGGTGTTGCAACAGCAGTATCGCCTGATTTACAGTTGTCAATAGAGAAAGCTAAAATGATGGCTAAATCTGAATTGGCAGATATTATCAAGGGAGAAATGAATAAAGAATCAAAACAATTCATTAAAGAACTTGGTAAAACTGAAACAAAAACTGTAGTTACCGAAGTTGAAACAATAATAGTAAATACTATTTCAAATACAACTGTTAGAGGTTACGAAATCTTTGAACAAGATGTACTTTTAACTAAAAATGGATACTATAGAACTTGGATAGGTTTAAGATTGCCTTTAGGCGAGTACAATAAGATGTTTAATTACACTATTGAACAAGCTGTTGACGCATATAATTTAAATGATGAGTCAAAAACGGCATGGGAAAACCTAAAGAAAAAAGATGACGATAATAGTCTATAGCAAGAACAATTGTGTATATTGCAACAAGGCCAAACACTTATTAAAAAATCTTGGCCTTGATTACGAAGAGAAGAAGTTAGAATCGTTTGAATCTCCACAGGCCATGTTAAAAGACATTGGTAAGAATGTTAGGCAAATGCCTCAAATAAAAATTGATGGAGAGTTAGTTGGTGGTTATAATCAATTAATAGAACACTTTGCTAATAAAGGTAAAGTAAATTTCAAAGGAGAGATAATTGAGTGATAAAGACAATATCATATTGTTTCCAACAAACAGGATTAAGAACAAAGAGACCGTTAAACATCCAGTTGATGAGAAAGAACATCAAAGACTAGTTGAAGAACAGACTAAAGAATTTGTTGAAGGAAATGTTGACGATATGGCATATCAATTACTAGACAAATTTGTTGCCATGGGTATAAGAACTAATCAAATGACTTTTACTGCTGACTTGGCACTTGTTATTGACACAATTAGAGGATTGGTTTACCGTGATTTTAATAAGGCTCATCCAGCACAACAATTAACAGACGCAATGGTGACTTTAAATACAAGTGGTAAAAATAAAACTGCTAGACTAGATTATAATAAAATATTGAAAACAAATCATAAACCACATAAACCATTGTCAAGAGATATAGAGGACGAAGTTAGAGATTTATCAGACATGGCTGATGTGCATTTTACACCAGATTTTAAATTAGATGATGACCCAAATGATAAAAAATAGTATAATGTTATTAATGGTTGCCATATTGGTAGGTTGTGTTAAAGCAAATCACGAAGATACTGAATTAGGTGCAATGGACAAATTTTGGAGTATATTAGGAACTGGTGATACTTCCGTACTAAAAGAGAAAAAAAATGAAGAAAAATAAAAGAAATAAATTAGAAAGAAAATTAGATGAGTATAATCATATAATGGAATTAGTTAGAACAATAATTCCAGTTATATTGTTAGTTATGCAATCAATAATTTTATTTAAGATTTTTAATTAAATGAATTCGCTTGTCAAACTATTAAAATACGCTTTGCCAAGCAATTGTAGGAGTACATTAAACTCAAAAGAAAGGAAACTAAACACATATGTTTAATTTTTTTAACAACAATAAAGGAGATGAAGTTATGGCAAGAGCTAAACTTTCAAAAACGACAAAGGTTAGAAACCTTTTCAACAAGGGAACAGATGTTTCTTGGAAAACATTAAGAAACACATTTGACCTTAAATCACCAGCTGCAATGGTTGGTAAATTAAGAAACGAAGGCATGATGATTTATGAAAATAGAACATCAGCTGGTGTTTCATACAGAGTTGGTACACCATCAAAAGCAGTAATAGCTGCTGGTATCAATGCTGTATTCGGTAAGCAAGTAGCTTACTCAGCGTAATAAAAAACAGGAGACGGAGGGCCCCAGGTCCTCCGTTTTCACTTTAGGTTAACCAAAAGGTTTTTATGACAGATAGTGAAGAAAAACAAAGACAGTTAGACGCCACAATGGAAAACGAAGCGGCGGCTCCAAGTCCGATGGTGCAAATACCATTAAAAGAATACGACAAATTAAAAGAACACCAAAAATTTATTACAGACCCTAGTCTTATTGCAGTTATTGATAAGATTGAGGAATTAGTAAGAGCATTAAGAAAACATATCGTTAGAACGGACATATAAATAGGGATATGAATTGAAGGAGAAATTATGGCAGAGCAACAAAGACATCCAAATGTTATGAATCCGGCAATGATGAAATCCACTAATACCACACAAGGTATAGGTGAGAATGTTCAACTTATGTCAGAGATTTTAACAAAAGTAAACAACGCAAAAGATAAACCTAAAAAGATTGCAATATTAAGAGAGAACGCAAGTGCTCCACTTAAACAAGTCTTAAAAGGTGCATTTGACCCTAGTATTATATGGGAATTACCAGAGGGTAACCCACCATATATGGCTAACGAAGCACCAGTAGGTACTGAACATGGTCTATTGAGAAATGAAGCGAAGAGGTTATGGCATTTTGTAAAAGGTGCTGACCCAGCAACTACAAAAACTCAAAAAGAAACTATGTTTATTCAAATGTTGGAAGGACTTCATCAAGAAGAGGCAAAACTTTTACTTGGTATGAAGAACAAAACTTTGAATAAAATGTATAAAGGTTTAACCGAATCTGTTGTTAAAGAAGCTTTTGGCTGGAACGACAAATTTATAAGACCTGAATAGCTGGTCAAAGGTGTCGCAGCCTCAAAATCAACTGGAATAACGAAAAAAAAGTGAAAAAAAAGCGAGAAAACGCTTGACTCGAGGTGACTTTTAATGTATAATATACCAATAAATAATGAGAAAGGATATATTATGAATAAGTTGATAATAACGCTTTTAATTGTTAATGGTCTTATATGGGGAATATTTGTACCACCACAAGCAAAGGCAAATGATTATAACACGGCTGTTGTAGCACATGTTATTAAAGAAAATGTGAGTGGCAACGGTGTGGATTCCTCTGTATTAGAGGCAGAAATGCATAAGTTGGCGTATAACTTTGCTTTAGAAATGTCAAGTGTTTTAGAAAAACATTTACCAGGCATTTTAGAAAGTATTGCTAACGATTTAAGAATGAAAGCAGACGAGAAATACAAAGAGGAGATTGGTGGCAAAAGTTAAAAGAAGAACAGTTAAGAAATCTGATACCCTACCGGCAATACCATTTACATTTGATTTTTATATGGTATATTGGGAGGATATCCAGAGTGATTCTGGCTGGCGTACATTAAAAGAGATACAAAAATCTAAACCTGCTATTTGTGTATCTACTGGTTGGCTTGTAAAACAGGACAAAAATGTACATGTATTGATGAGTGACTATAACTATGATGAGCATGGTGAACTGTCAGATGGTGGTAATTCAACCGTCATTCCGACAAAAAATGTGATTGAAAAATTTTTAATCAAAGGTTTGTAAATGAGAAGGAGAACTTTATATTATGAAACAAGCAAGAACAAAATCAAAAGAATTAGACCATTACTTAAAAACAGTAATTAATGGTGTTCCAAAAAAACTAGACCATTTCATAAATGGTGCTGAAACCAAGATGACCTACTATACAGGCAATTGGTCAACAGATGTTGCAAATAACTTTACAGAAAAACAATCTGAAAAGATATTTAAAAACATGTCAAAGTATATTGACCGTGGTGATTTACAATTTTTTCAGAGGAAGAATAAAGACATTGAGATAGGTACATGGTCAGAATATGGCGAAAATGAACCAGAATCTATATCAAGTTATGATTATATTGTAATAAGAAAGGCCTAACATGTTAAAACAAGTTAA